CAGATTCACTTATCTGTTTATCTTCTCCACTCTCAAGTGCAAGTAGAAGACCTTTTTCTTCACCCACAAGAAATGGACGGTATTGTAGTTTTTCGCCTGTTGACGGTAGTGTCAATTCATGTTTCGGCGTTTTTAGTAATGGTAAAGACATAATTTATTGTTCTCCATAATATGTTTTATTTATATCAGACCTTATAGTCCGTCTGGGTGTCCTAATGTTACTTGTGTTTCAGGTGCAACAGAAGGTGGCTTAGGACTATCTATTCCAACCCATTCCTTAAATGCAAATCCAATAGTCAAGTCATGTATTGCACTGTTGTTCTCATAACTATATTCTAACGGAGATACAACTTTAGGAAAGGTTTCTTTTAGCGTAATGCCATACATTCTTTCACCAGTGTTGTCCAGTTGGTATATATTCATACTGGATACATATTCATCATAGAAGTTCAATCCATATGTATTTGTATCGTATATAAACTCTTGCCATGTATCGAAGTATGTCTTCTCACGCAAATCACTAGATAGAATGAATGTTACATTAATGATATCATCATATGTTAACCCCTGAGCAAGTTCATGTGTTGGGCCGTATATAGTATCATTTGTGAGGGTTGTAATTGTTCTGCCAGGCATAGTCAAACTTTTCATTCGTAATGAAAGTTGTCTTGCATTTACATTGATAGAAGGAGGAAAGAATACTTCTGCCTCAAATTTATTTTGTCTTGCAACACCAGATTGGTTAATACTTGCGGCAAGGTCTTGTACACTAAACTGGGGCATTACCCTCTCCTTGGTTGTGTTGACATTTTACGAGAATCTGCATAGACTTTATTTTCAATTCCTTTAGGAACAAATCTCTGCACTGGTAATAGTACTGCCGCCATCATTTCTTCTGCTGTAATCGCACGAAATCTAGATTGTACATGACTTGCAAGATACCTTTTCACTGTTGGTTTAACTAGAGGATTACGTTTGATACGATTCCATGTTAGTCTAATTCTTGTGTTTTCGTCCATCCTATCATCTGTTGCATATTCAGCAATCACATTCAATAGTTTCAATCTCATAGGAATAGACAAGTAGTGAAAATTCAATCCAACAAACCCTGTCGATTCTGCAACACCAATTGGTAGTACAAGAGGAAATCTATCGTAATAAGGTAATTCATTTTTACCTTTTGCATCATAGAAGAAAAAGTTCATACGACCATATTGAGGACGCTGACTAATCAACCCCTCTCTAATAAGTTGCTGTGTTGGTGGAACACCCATCTCTCTGATTTGTTTTCTAAACCATGCAACGGAGCGTTCATTACCACCAGTCTTTTCTAATAGTTCATCAAAATACGTCATACATCTATTTATACGTTATCCCACATGGTCTTCAGTAAGAATCTTAAATTCAATACCTCTATCATTACACCATTCAATCGCTGCATCCCACTTTGCTTTATTAACACCCCATGTACGGACTTCATTAATAAATCGTTTGGTTTTACGTTTAGGTATAGGTGGTGGGCCGCATTGTGCTTTGGGTTTGACCTCAATCAACATCTTTTTGATTGAACCGTCTGCCTGTTTTACTTTGATATAAAAATCTGGGAAGTACCTATGCACCCTACCATCAAGGGGTGATATATAGGGTATGATAATCTCTTCAGAACCCCATTCAATGATTGCATCACTTCTATCACAATAGAGCATAAACCTACGCTCCCAAGAAGAGCGATAAACAATATTGTTGTAATCGCCTCTATATTTCTGAGGTTTATTAGGAACATATCTTCCTTTATGTGGTTTGAACGCCATTACAATCCGTATAAATACTTTCACAAGGTTACTTAGGACTATTTATAAATGGGAAATGCAAACAAAATAATCAACGGTAATGGTAATAAAAGAGTTTATGATGGTGACCTTTATTACCCTCAAGACATTGGTAGTATGGAAAGAACAGGACATTATGTTCAGTTCTTCATCAATAAACAAGAGTCTAGCAAAATTGAGTTTGCTGGTGGTTCGTATGCTGCATTAGCAGTTGGTAGTAGAGATGGAACTGCTCGTACATCTGACGTAGCAAGAGACAGTGGTTCAAACCTATCAGTAAAACGAGCACCGACACAAAGACTTGCTGCATCTATACAATTGTATATGCCCAATCAAATTTCATTACAGCATGGTGCAAAATATGCTGAAGAAGAAATAAATGCTGTTGCAACAAATGTTATGGCTGCCCAAGGTGGTGGTTTGAGTGGTACTGGCCAAATAATAAAAGATGCAGTTGGTGATGGAATAGAAAGAGGTCTAGAACGTGCCAAGGCTGGTGGTAGTGAGGCCGCGGCAGATATTAAAAGAGGTAAGGTTACAAACAATAGAACTGAAATGAAGTTTGAAGGTATCGATAGACGTTCATTCTCTTTTGATTTCAAGATGATTCCAAAGAGTGAAAATGAAAGTAATAACATCAAAAATATTGTCAACCTTTTCAGATTTCATGCAATGCCTGAAATGGACAGTTTCAACGGAAGAACTATGATTGTTCCATCTACGTTTGACATAAAGTATATGCATAAAAGTGGAGAGAATGATTTTCTAAATAAAATATCTACTTGTGTATTGGAAAGTATTGATATAAAATTTGGTGGTGATAGAACACAATTCTTTAAGAACAATGCACCTATGGCAACAGAAATTTCATTGAAGTTTAAGGAACTTGAGATTATTACAAAAGAACGTATTGCAGAGGGTTTCTAAATGAGTTATTTTAACAAATTTCCTACAGTAGAATATGATGTTCGTGGTGATGGTAGTACTACTATTATGACAGATATCACTCGTAGGGTTAGAGTTTCAGACAAGGCAAGACTATCAGCAGTAGAATTTGACTTCTATGATGTACAGGATGGACAGACACCTGAGTTTGTTGCAGACAGGTATTATGGAGATGTAGGACTGCACTGGTTAGTTCTTATGGCAAATGATATTGTGGATGTGTATAACGATTGGCCTATGTCAGTACAGAGATTTGAAACTTATGTTGCATCCAAGTATGATAATGTGGATGATGTTCATCATTACGAATACACACAGGAATCTGGTGATACAAAATTTACCATAGAACTTCCAAACGAATCTGCAACAACTCTTCCTGCTGGTGCAGTTGCAGTTACCAACTATGGGTATGAAGAGTCTGTACAAGACAAGATAAGACGAATTAGACTTATCAGACCAGAGTTTGTAGAGGACATAAAGAAAGAATTTTCCAGAAAAATTAAAGGTAAGTAATAATGGCCGACACTAATTCCATTCAGTATGCAGGCGAATTTGCAATTGCTGAATGTATACTTTATACTGTAGGTGGTAAAGAATTAGACTTGACTGACCTTGTGGTAGGTGTAAATATCTACGAGAGTATCTTTAACAACTCTATAACTGGTGATATATCTTTCACTGATACAAACAACATTATAGGTAACGCTAAGATTATAGGTCAGGAGAAACTGTCACTAAGTCTTATCACACCTGATGCTACTGATAACTATGATAGAACAAACTCAATTGAGTTTGGAGAAATGCCTTTCTACGTCTTCAAAGTACAGAGTAGTAATTCAATCAACGATAAAACGATGGGTTACACTCTATCATTTACAACTGCTGAGATTGTAAGGAATGGACACATTCGTGTTGCACAGTCTTATAAGGGTGAACCAGCATTAGACATAGTAAAGAAGGTTGTTCGTGACCCTGAGTTACTTAACTCTAAGAAAGAATTCTTCTACGAAGAGACAACCAACAATTACAAAATGATTGCACCGAATATGCGTCCGTTTGATTTCATCAATATGGTTGCACGAAAAAGTCTATCCAAAGATTATAACTTTGCTCCCACATTTCTGTTCTACGAAACAATCAAGGGATATTTCTTTAGAACCATCGACAGTATGATGGATAGAAAAAACCCTAGAATGATATATAGAGAACACACACCAAATGCGTTTGTCGATGGGAAACCTGATATAGTTGCAAACTTACAAAACATATTGTCATATGAGGTTATATCTTCATCAGACACTCTTGTCAGTCAACGTGCTGGTATGTATGCATCAAAGATGTTAGAGATTGACCTATTCAACAAGAGTTACACAACACACGATTATGACTACATCAAGAATTATGAAGACGATGTTCATGCTGATGAGTTTAATAAATCTGGTTCAGATATTGCTCCTGTACTATCAGAAGCGACTGATGACTATGGTAACTTTTTATCAGAATACCCAGACTCGGTATTCTACGTTCAGACAACTGATACTACAAACGAATTATTCACTCCTATGCATCAAGAAGGTAAAGAAACACCATTTGATACCATTAATACTAAACAGTGGTTGCAGAGAAGAAAGTCTAGATTTGCACAGTTAGAATCTTCACTTGCATTACGAGTAGAAGTGCCAGGCAATACTGTATTGCAGGCCGGAGACTTAATAGGATTAGAAATACTCAATCGTACATCTGTAACAGAAGAACAGTACGATGAAGTGTACACAGGAAGGTATTTGGTAAGAAAGATACATCACCAATTTGCCAAGACAGGAAGTCAACTTATGCATACCGTTCTTATGGAATGTGTAAGAGATACATTATCAACCAAATTGCCCAGTGATGGTGTTCCGTTATTTGACGGTGGAGAAAACATTGAAGAAATGATTCCACTAGGAGCAGCAGACCCAGGCGATGTTTTATTTTAGGAGGAGCCCGACAACCAACAGTTTGTTATGATAACCATTAACCAACATAGAGGTAGCAGATGACAACCAAACTCAAAAATCGTATTAAGAAAATGACATTTCAGAAGACATTAGATAGAGAGATAAAAGTTGAGGATACCAAGGAAACTAAATACTATGAAGAAATGTATAAACAGCGAACGATGGAGTTGTTAGGAATAAAAAATGAAGACATTTACGGAATTACAGGAAGGCGTCTATGACGCTAATATATTTAAGGTCATCTTTTTAGCAGGTGGGCCAGGCAGTGGAAAGTCTTATGTCGTAGCAAGAACTATGGGTGGTATGGGATTGAAACTGGTAAACAGTGATGATGTCTATGAAAAGATGTTGAAGGATGCTGGTTTAGAGACTACACCAGAAGATATCTATTCAGACCAAGGACAAGAAATTCGTGGACGTGCCAAGGCGGCGACTAAAACCATGCAAGGTAACTATATTCAAGGAAGACTTGGACATATCGTTGATGGTACTGGTAAGGACTATGGCAAAATTCAAAAACAAGTCGGTTATCTAAAAGGACTTGGATATGAATGTTACATGGTATTTGTGAATACATCACTTGATACTGCATTGGCACAGAATGCAAAACGCAAAAGGACACTACCAGAGGATGAAGTGTCTAAGATGTGGAAAGAAGTCCAAGATAATATTGGTAAATTCCAAAGTCTATTCGGTGGTTCTAATTTTATTGTTGTCGATAATAATATGGCAGGAGAAGATGTATTTGCAAAGGTATGGAAACGATGTATGGTACTTATTCGCAAAAAGGTCAATAATGTCATCGCAAAACGATGGATTAATCAAGAATTAGCGAAAAAACGCAGAAAATAATAAAAATAATTTCAACTTTTTTACTAAGTCCCTGTTTTTACAGGGATTTTTTTTGTCGATTTCTCTTGACTTGTTGTTAAAACTATGTTAGCCTATAAACATAATAGAGAAAGAGGTTAATTATGTATAAAAGTTCAACAGATGCTTACCAAGGTGCAGTCAAGATTATGTCCCATGAGTATGCAAACAAGTATGCAAATTATTGGTCAAAGAAACAGAAAGTCATCAAGACTGGTAAGGCCAACTTCAAAGATGCTGGTAGACAGAAAACTTACAATGCAGAATTCGCTGCAATTGCAGAGTATAGAAACAAATATCCAAACGATGTAAAATTCAAATATCTGGATTGGAAACAGACTCAGAAGTATTTCAAGAAGATTGCAAAGTCTAAAACATACAAACTTCTCTGCATCAAACAAGATGCATCAAAGCCTGGAGTTGGTATGCCCACTCTGGAGAAAGCACACTTTAGAGGTAGGACTGCTGGTCAGGCAACTTACTATGGTGCAATGAGACTTGCAGAGACTAACTGCCCTTACACTATCGTGCATGAGTTCGCTCACTTGTGTGGTAATATGCACCACGATATTGGATTTAGAAGGGATGTAATCAAACTGTCTTCTAGGTTCTTGGGTACTGAATTTGCAAAGATGCTAAAGGGACAATTCAAGAAATCAAAACTGAAGATTACTGTGTCCCAACACATAATGACTCCAGAGAAGTGGATTGAAAGTGTGATGAGAATGGAAAAAATTAGAATGGAGAAATCGTAATGAAAATATATTTAGATATGGATGGGGTCATCGCTGACTTCTTTGGTGGATTAGAAAAGAGGTTTAATGTAGACCATTGGAAAAAGATACCCAAAACAGAACAGTCAATTCTTGACTTGAAAGGTACTGACTTCTTTAATACGTTAGAACCTTACAACAGTTCTGCTGAGTTAGTAGAGTTCACTAAGACACTTGGTGAGTTCGGTATTTGCTCTTCACCACTAAGAGGTGACAGAGATAACTCTGCCTTCTGGAAAAGAACTTGGTTGACAAGATATGGATTTTTGCCTGACTTGGATATGTTAATATTCACTGGGCAGAAAGAAAGGTTTGCAGT